GAAAAGCCTGAGATGTCTGCAGGAGACGTTCAAAGCCCACCGCTTCGCGACTGTCAAAGAAGTCATCTTGGTGATTGTCACGTGGGAAACTGCAAAGAAAGTGCGCAGTGCCCTTGGTCTCAGTGAAGGTTTTCTGAGGGTCGCCACAGAAGGATGGCTTGAGGCTGAGAGGAATGTGAAGCGTTTGGGGGCCGGGGCCTTTCGTGTGACAGAGAACAACACAAGTTACGACGTGCACAATGCCAAGTACTGGGTGCCGTGCCCCGAAGTGCCACATCACATGAACATGGCCTCGCAGGAAAGGGTTCACAACGCCCACGCCAAACGGGCAGGCGTCAAACACCATGCCTTTGTCGACTTCGCTCAAGCCATGGACCAGTTCAAAGAGATCACCGACAGGCTCGCCGACGACTTGATGGTAGGAGAACAGCGAGTCATTGATCTCCCGATGGCCAACTCAAGCGCACCATTCTTCCCAAAAGGCGTTGAAAGTCAACGCGTGGTCAGAAATTTGCAGAACACTCCTTTTCTGTTGCACCAGCGCCGCACTGCGAACCACTCCAGAAGAACCTTTACGAGCCGTTTCGCCACGGAAACTTTCGCGAACCGGCTGCGCAACCTAGAAGTGCGAGAGGCTATGCTCAGATACGTCGAACAGAAGTTACCGTCTTTTCTCAAGAAGTTCAAGCGGCGAGAGATCGACGAAGAGAGACAAATGCAACTCGGCAGGTTGTCCAACATGCTCAACAAGTGCCTCAAAGGTTCCCAAGTGGAGTGGGAAACCGATGATGAACTGTTGATGATGCACTTGTTGAAGACCGACATCAAAGTCCAAGACAAGGCCGTCGACGTGCAGATCTTCTTGGACGCGCTGAAATTGAGCCCTCGAGAGTTTGAAGAAAGACACGGGAAAGACGGGCTGGCCAACGCCATGAACAAGCTGCTCAAGAAGCCAGGGCAAACCGTCAACAGCGGAGACGCGCGTAACGCACTGATTTACAGCGCTTTGGTCCGGCTTGCAGCGGAGCACATCAAGGCGGCCTCAACAGACTGGTGCACATGGGTCGGCATCGGAGGCGAAGACGTGAATACGGTGGCGGGGAGACAACCGCCCAAGTGGAGTAAGACGTTCAACGCCGATGTCACGATGATGGACACGACGCACTGCGACATTTTCCTAAAAGTACTTACAAGGACACTCGAACATCTCGGGCAATCCCGCCTTGCAGCAGAGTTTGAACGCCTGATCAAGGAGAGTCAGGAGCAGTGGTCCACCCGCGCCTTCACCGAGTCTGAAGAGGGGTTCGTTAAAGCGAGATTCATTGTGCACTGGCTTCTCGCTTCCGGTTGGCCTTGGACGTTGTTCCTTAACAGCTTTCTTTCTTGCTTCTTCTCACATTGCAACTGTAAAGGCAAGAAGCTGACCGAGGCGTACTGCGGAGACGATGGCATCACGTTTGGTGAAGACCTTGTGATCGAGCATGAACTCGGTGACCTCACTGGGATTGGTTTCAAGAACGCAATCCGGCACAACGTGGGCGAATTTTGCGGCTCCTTTTACATCCAAGACTGCAACGTGGCTTTGCCCGACCTTTTCCGACAGCTGAACAAGTCGATGGGCCGCAACGTCGCAGAGCTCGACGCCCTGCAAGCACCTCGTGACACTTTTGAGATGTGCACACGTGACCCAGTAGCTGTGATCGCAGCGAACGTACTGGGCCGCGACATCTCCACGGACCTCGCCATACAACTCAACGACATCGCGATTGAGATGGCCAACACATCGGTAGCAGTGAAGCGACGGTGGCTAAGCAAGACACCACTATTGTCACCAATTTACAACGTCTGAGAAAAGAGGTTGCTCTTGACCTCAAGAACCACAACAAAGACATAAGGCTGCGCTTGGTCATAAACAAGCATTAGCGTTTTCGGCAACATTAGCGTTTTCGGCAATGTTTATAGTCGCAGACTTTTTCCAGAAAAACACAAAATACAAAAACAATATAAAATGCGTGAGCTTGACACGCCCTGAAACACAGGTTTAACAAGTCGCCCTAGTACTAACACCCCGCGGGGGGAACATTG